CGAAACGTGGGCTACAAGTATCTAAAGGTATAAAAAAATAAGGAGAAATATGAACGAATTTTTTACTTGGCTCGTCTATGGTGGCGGGTCTATTATGGCCGTGAGTTTTATTCTTGAACGCTTTGAAAAGTATCAAGAACTATCTGCTGAAACTAAAAAGTGGGTATTCTTTATTTTTGCTGCTGTTTTGTCTTTGGGATCATATGCAATTGTGACGTTTGTTCCATCCGAAGTTGTAGAAGCAATCAATCCGTTCTTTGCTATTATTTCCGGATTGTTTTATAACTTGTTTCTTGGCAAGAGTTTTCATGCTGCTGACAAGAAACCTTCTTCGCAATAAAGAATATAACAACAACAAATTCAAAATGAGACGGACTAACAATCCGTCTTATTTTTTTATTATCTTGGAGAATAACAATGAGCATATGGGCATTTGATATTAGTATGTCAAATACTGGAATATGTATTTTCGATAATGATGCAAAGTTAATTCATGTAACCAGCATAGATACAAAGAGCGAAAAAGAACATCCGAAAAGATTAAAAATTATCGCTGATAAACTATTAGAATTACGAAAAACATACACTCCAGACCTTGTTTTATTTGAACAAGGATTTTATAGATATCCAGGCAGTACAGAAGCAATTTACAAAGTTTTTGGTGTGGTTCAATATTTGTTTGCAGATATAAAACAGCTTTTTTACCCCCCAATGACAGTCAAGAAAGCCGTTTTAGGGCGTGGAAATGCCCCCAAAGAGGCTGTCAGAGACGTTATTACGAGTTTTTATTCAAATATGACCTTTAACAACCTAGACGAGACTGACGCGGCTGCTGTGGGCTTGTGTCATTTTCACAAAGAAGGAATTTTATAATGAGCGTTGAAAAAATTGAAGAAGTAAGTGATGAACAATGGAATTTAGTCAATCCTAAAAATAGAAAAATGGCTGAAGAATTCTTACGAGAATCGGTTCAACTCAGTCCACAAACATTGAAGCAATATTCATCTGCTATTAAAATTTATTTTCTGTGGGTAAAAGATAATCTTGAAGATAAGAATTTCTACGATATTAAGTCAAGAGATTTTTTGATGTATCAAAATTTCTTAGTTCGTAGAGGTTTATCTTCTGCTGCCATTAGATTGAAAAGAAGTGTGATTTCTAGTTTCAACGGATATATCGAATTATATTATCAAGAAGAATATCCGATGTTTAGAAATTACATCAACAAAAAGATTGCTCCCCCACCTCCTGCTTTAGTTAGAACTAAGGAACCACCCAATCTCGCTGAGATTGAAATGATTTGTGAAGAATTAGAAAAGCAAGAAAGATGGCAGTTGATCGCATATCTTAGATTTAGTTTTTCGACTGGTGCTAGAAGAAATGAAGTAAGACAACTTTTGAAAGAAGTTGTTCATTACGAGCCGAAAGTTTCTATCGTAGAAGTCAAGTCAGAAAACGGAATAATCGAAAAGAAAGAATCTCGATCTTACATCACTCATATTATTCGTTGTAAAGGTAGAGGAATCGAAGGAAAGAAACGAACTTTGCAGTTTGATGAGAAAACCATGAAGGCGATCAAAAAGTGGTTAGAGATTAGGGGTGAAGATGATTGCCCTTATGTTTTTGTGATTAGAAGCATTGAAGGAAACTGGCATCAGGTAGCAGAATCTACTTTCAATATCTGGAGTGAAAAATTTATCACCCCAATTCTGGGAAGAAGATTTCACCCCCATGCTATTAGAGAAGCAAGAGCTACTAGTTTAGTAATTGAACAAGGTAAAGATATTAAGGTTGCTCAAAAACTTCTCGGACATGAAAGCAGTACAACTACTGAGATTTATGTTATCAATAAGGAAAAAGATGATTCGGATGAGGCATTTTTAGATTAGTGCCTCTAATTGAAAGGAGGTGCTAATGGCTGGACAGAATTTTACGGTTTTAATTGAAGCCAGATTAAAAAGTCAGATCGAAGCGCAAATAAAGGCTTTAGCAGAAAAGCAACAGCAAATTCAACTTTTTGTTAAGTTAAAACTAGAAGACATTGGGGCAACTTTACCAAAAGACGTTGCTGATCAAATTGAAAAAATACGTCAAGAGGCGAAAAGCCTAAGTAGTTTACACGCTACAGAAATAGAAGACGCTGAGGGTAAGAGAAAGATACAGCAATATACTCTTGAGTATATTAGCAAAGAAAATGAAACAAGAAAGGCGATATTCAATCTTACTCAGAGAGAAAGCGTTGTAACCAAACAGAAAGAAGAGTTTTACAAACGCTCTGATAGATACAGCAAAGATTATCTTAAAACAATAAGAGAGTCTGAGAAACTAGAACAAGATCAACTAAGAACTCAAGAAAAATTAGATGCTCTATATGCTAGAAGAGCGGATCAAATGAAGAGTATGCAAATTCAGGCTCAGAAATTTGATGAAAGAGCGAAAACGTTATCTCAGACACCACAAGTTAGAGAAGCCCGTTCTATCGCAAAGCAGATGATCGACAGCGACGATCCTCAGAGAGTTGCTGAACTTAATGATAAATTACAAGTTTTAGACGCCGGAATTAGGCAATCCGGTAAAGCGACTTGGTCTTGGGCGGAACAAATGAAGGTTGCCATTAAAAGAACTATAGAGTGGGGAGCGGCCACAGCGGTTTTATATGGCGCTTATAGGCAACTCAGAGAAGGCATTCAGTATGTTATAGACTTGAATAAAGAACTGACAAATATTCAAGTTCTACAAACAACCGGAGCCAAAACAAACGAACAGATTCAAGACTTAGCGAATTCCTATAATGATTTGGCGATTGAGATGGGTGTAAGCACTTTGGAAATTGCCAGGGGCTCTACAGAATGGCTCAGGAGCGGCAAGAGCATTTCTCAGACTAAAGAATTGCTTAAATCAACTTTGATGCTCTCAAAGTTAGGTGCAATTGAAGCCGCAGACGCTACAAAGTATTTAACAGCGATTATGAATGGCTTCAATATGGAAGCGGAAGAATCGGAATCTGTTGTAGATAAATTGGTTCAATTGGACAACAACTATGCTACTAGCGTTTCGGAAATAGCTCAAGCAATGCAGAGGTCATCTGCTTCTGCTCAAATGGCTGGAGTTGAATTTGATCAACTTGCAGCATATATAACTGTTGTTTCTTCCGAAACAAGAAGAAGTGCGAGTACGATTGGTGAAGCCTTTGATTTTAGAGGCTTTGCGGCATAATAAATAAACCGCAAAGAAAATTTTCTTTTATGATTTATGCGACAATGTCGCATAATGCTTGGAAACCCTTTTGGCGGGGCGACAAGGACGAAGCGAGTGTGTTTTCTCATTATCTTCCCGAAAGTGAGATATTTTTATGAAGAGATGTTTGAATTGTAATAAAGAAATTCCGAATGCAGTTTCTTTTAAAAAATTTTGTTCTATAAAATGTAGAAATGAATATAGAACTGTTCAAGATCGAGGAAAATATAAATATTTTTGTGATTTCTGTGGTGAGTATTTTGAGGTATCTTATAAAAAGAAAGGTGAGCATGTATTTTGTTCTAAGGAATGTAATTTTGCATTTGTTTCAAGAGAAGGAAGAAAAGTAACAATTTGCGAATCTTGTGGGGAAGAATTTGTTCAACCAAGACATGAAAATCACAGGTTTTGTTCTACTGCTTGTGTCGGAATAGGAAAAAAGAATTTGGTGGGAGAAAAAAGCCCCAGTTATATGAAAAACTATTCCGAAGATGATCGAACGTTTTTATGTAAAGTGTGCGGAGAAAAAATAAAAAGACCTTTTCGAAGAAACAGAATCCCAAAACATTGTTCTAAGAAGTGTGCGATGGCAGCCATGATCAATTCTCTCACTAAGCCCCACGTGGCAGTCTGCAATATGCTGGATGAATTAGGGTTTGAATATTTGATAGAGGAGAAAATAAATGGATTTTTCGCAGACGTTTTGATTGGAAGTTTGGTAATTGAGGTTATGGGAACCTACTGGCATTGTGACGTTAGAAAATATAATCAAACAATAAACGACAAGCAGCAGAGAAATGTAGAAAGAGATTGTCGAAAGAAACATTCTCTAAACGATTCTGGATACAAAATATTATATTTATGGGAAGATGATATAATTAAAAATTCAGAAATGTGTTCTAAATTACTAGAATTCTTTGTGCTTAATAATGGAGACATAGATAACCACCATTCCATGAATTATCATTTTGAGGGTGGAATATTGTTCTATAATGATGTTGTCTGGGTTCCGTATTTTGAATATGACACTTGCGCGTTGAGAGACTAAATAAGAAAACACCATATTTAGATGGTGATGAGATAGTCCGAACTGCGATATAAGCCAATAAAAGAAATCGCAGAAGAATACTCAGGTGTAAAGACACCTTAAAGAAGTAGTATTCTCACTCCAAACCGGAGTAGTAACATAATGTAAAACCATTTTTGCTCGTATGGAAAATATTAAATTAGGAAAAGTTTTTGAGGATGACGCTACCAATATCAATGACGTTGAAAAGGCATTGTCGTTGGTTGGAATTCGTCTTAGGGAGGAAGAGGGCGGATTCCGATCTATGGCCGATGTTTTGGATGAACTGTCCTCCAAATGGGATCAGATTGGTGAATTGGAACAGCGGGCCGTTGCAACCGCCATTGGCGGTTTGCGCCAGAGAGAAGTTTTGCTGACTCTTTTGGGAGAGCAAGAAAAAGTACAAAAAGCCATGATTCTTCAACAGGCCGCAGAGAACCTAGCACAGAAACGTTATGCTATTTATCTTGAAAGCGTTGAAGCTGCTCAAGAAAAATTCTTGGCAACAAAACAGAAATTATGGCAAAACTTTATCCCCAGCGATCTTGTAAGAGATGTAATTGATCTCGGAACCGGAATATTGACTCTGATTGATCAAATTGGCGGTTTGAGTTCAATTATTGTGGTTGCCACTGCTGCCCTAGTCTTATACAATTCTCAACACGTTTTAGCATTTGGAACAAACTTAACCTCTGCAATAGCATCTATTCCCAGATTGATCGCAGGAATAAACGCATATACCTTTGGTTTAAATGCTGCAACAATTGCAACAGCTAATCTTGCAATAGGAATAAGCGGGTTAGTTGCCGCATTTTTGGTTTATAGAAAGTTACAAAAAGATGCCGAAGACGGAATTAAAAATGTTGCCTCAGCGTGGGAAGAAGCAAACAGAAAGTTAATCGAAGTTGAGGCAAGCAACACAGAAGTTCTTGACAGATATCGCAAAGCGATGGATAATACAAATGCTGTATTAGACAAGCAGTGGTTTTATCTGAGGGCGCTGATTGACGAAGAAAAGTTACGGGAAGACCTAGCTAAAGTAACAATTGAAACGCTAGGTAAAACATCTAAAACATTTGAAGAATATTCTAGGGCATTGAAAGAAACTGCTCTTTATCTAGGATATTCGGTTGATGAAACAGGAAGGTTTTATACTCTCATTCCGACAGTTGATGGAATAGTCAAAGAATATTCGAATTCTCTCTGGGGACTTAGTGACGCAGAGTTTGAGGCCGGAAGAATATCTGGAATTCTTGGAGAAGAAGTGGAGTTTGTTGGTGGTGCTTTCAGAGAATTTTCGGATGTCTTAGACGGCATTCAAGATAAAATAACGGTCATAGATGATGCAATAACTTCCTTTGGAAAGGGAGAATTCGGTGTTGAAGATATTCAAAAGTTGGCTGAAGCCTATCCAGAATATTTAGAGGCTCTTGAAATTGAGGGAGATAGTCTTACTTTAAACACTGAAAAGTTAAAAGAATACAAGAAAGAGTTGATTGAAACCGCTATAGCGGCAATCAAGGCGGCAGGCCCACTTACCGAATCTGCTGCGAAACAGGTTGAAATTCTTGGATAAAATGCCATCTGAATCTGGTGGGTTTTTTCTAACCGGATTCGAAGAAGAAAGAGAACGACTTGATGAAACTTTAACTGGTTATCAGGCTCTTAGTGACGCAATCGGACAATTCGGAGAAACATCTCAAGAGGCATATGAAGCATTACAGAAATTCTTAGGTGAAGGCGCAGACATTCAAAACTTTCTAACCGAAGAAGGCGCTGTAAACATAGACGCCTTGAAGTCTCATACAGAAAGTTATTTTTCCTGGCTGAATGACGCAATCATAAACTCAACCGAGTTGTCGGAAGAAATGAAAGCGGCACTACTTGGTCTGTTGAATGAAACTGCTAATGCTATATCAAATATTCAGGGTAGATTAGTTGACGGAATTTATTTAAACCAATATCAATTCCAACAATTTGCAACTGATGTTTCTCAAGTTTTATTTGATGCTGCTAATAACGCGAAAATCGTTTTAGTTGATATTGCTGGTAATACTCTGAATTCTGCTGAAAACGTAAAAGTTGCCCTGATGAATAAGATGATCTCATATGATCAACTTATGGCTCAACTGAAAAATTCATCTTTTGGATATCTAACTCAAGTTGCAGAGTATGGTGCACAATTAACTGGTTTTCTAACCGGTGGGACTCCGTATAAACCTGTTGCACCAAATTACACAACTCTTGGAGGAGGTGGGGGCGGAAGCGGTGGAAGTCAAGCCGAATCGCCAGAAAAGAAGCGAATTCAAGCAGACATAGACGAACTTCTTCGAAAGAAAAAAGCATTACAAGATAATCTTAAGGCTTTCAAAAAGTATATTGATCTTCAAAAAGAATCTCTGAAACTTCTAAAAGAAGAAAAAGAGTTCAACGATTCCTTACAAAAGAAAAATAAAGAACTTGGTGATCTGAAAACAGAAATCATGATTCTTGGCCTAGACGATAGCGAAGAAGCTAAAGCCAAACGATTGCAACTTGAAGAAGAAGCGATGCTTTTGGAAGAGGAAATCAACAAAGATTCCGAAGATCGTAAATATGAACTTCAAATTCAGGCTCTTGAAAAACTAGAAAGCGAATATCAAGAAGGAATTGAATATCAAATCGAACTGATTGATATGGAAATTCAAAGACTGAAAGATGAAGCCGAAGCATTGAATTCTGTTGGTGGAGGAGTTTCTTCGGTTACTTCGCAGTATCAATATCAAGGGAGTGTTGTTGCGCAAGTAGTTGATTCCATAATTGCAAAATTAAAAGAAAACAAAGACAGCGTTGCGGCAGTAGAATCAGAAATGAGAACTTTGATTACCTCTTGGGTGTCTGCCGGTTTGAGTGCAGATGAGGCGTATGCTAAAGCTGTTCGCTATTATGATTATCTCTCTTCTATGGGTGGTGGTGGCAATTGGCAAACAAACGCTCCAAGCGCAACCACAGGAACGGGGGCGGTTGCTGCGGTTCCTCATCACAGCGGCGGTTTTGTTGGTGGATTGAAAAGCAATGAAGAATTTGCCAAACTTCTTGATGGCGAATTGGTTGTAACTCAATCCCAAATGGATAAGTTTATGAAATATACATTGCCAGGAATGGCTAAAACCAAATCGGTTCAAAGTTCTTCCGGAAGCGTAAAAATAGATAAACTTTTAAACGTTGAGGGAAATTTAGATTCTTCAGTTATGCCAAACGTTGAAAAACTTTTGAACGCCGCTGTTGAAAAATTAAATAGCACCATGTTAAAACGTGGATTTCTCAGACAAACAAACAGTTTTAGCACATGATAATAATTAAGTATAAAACGAAGAGGGGTTTAAAAGCCCCTCTTCAAACATCTTTTGTGAAAGGAGGTACAAATTGTTCTACGGACGATCTTTTACTATTTCGGATCAACCTTCAGAGTTTTTCAATATATTAATTAGTAGTCCTGAGGGGGGCGATGTTTCTACTAATGCCTCAAATGACGTTGAACTAATGACTGAAAGTATTTACAGAAGACCGAAGGTTTATCTTTTGGGAGTAAAGCAATCACCTGTTTTGGAATTTGATGTACACTTCAATACTCCAACCGAATTAGATGCCTCCGAAGCCGCCAATGCTAGTCGCTGGTTGTTTGGCTCTCAAACGTATCGAAAGTTACAAATTATGCAACCCGATATGGACACGGTTTATTTCAATTGCTTTTTGACCAATCCTCAGATCAAGCGTGTTGGGAATATTGTTAGAGGGTTTTCTGCTACGGTTGTCTGCGATGCTCCCTGGGCTTGGGAGTTTGAAAAAACATATTCCTTTACTGCGAGCGCACCCGCTCCCGCAGGCTATCCTTCTGGAAACGTATATTATCATTATAATGAAACAGATTCTTCAACCTACATTTATCCAAACGTCGAATTTACAACAAATATTTTCGGAGATGATGTTTCAATCATTAACATTTCAGACAATGCTAGAAATTTCGAGTTTACGGGGTTGAATGCTTCTGAAACGATCACAATCAATGGAGAAACTAAAATCTTAGCATCTGACAGTTTGCTGAATCGCTTGGGTAATTTCAATAAAAATTTCTTGAGACTGGTTCCTGGGTTAAATAGACTCTTTTATTCTAGTTCGTTTTCTTCTTTGGAAATGTCGTATTCTACACCAAAGAAAGTTAGTTAAGGAGTTAAAATGATTGTAAATTTTGACTTCATGAATCAATTGGAAAAACCATATATAATTCTGTGTAATCCCAACAAAGAAGAACTTCTATCTCTGGATGCCGTTTGCTATAACACTAAATTGAATTGGAAATTCAACGCTCTTTCAGAATTGGAGTTCGACTATCCAGAGTCAATAAATTCTGGATCGCCATCAGAACCAATCGTAACAGAAATAACTCTTGGTGCTTATGATGCCTTAACCTTAGAAGAACTTGATGGAAAAATATTGGGAAATATTGACGCTGTTGTGCAACCCACATCTGCGTTTTCATATCTGAAGTCCAAAAGACTTGTAAAAGTTGAGAATTTTGGATATTTTACTATCTTGGAAGCCGAAGACGAATTTGATGGTGCAACGCCAATAAAAAAAGTAAAATGTGTTTCTTTAGAGGGAGAACTTTTATACAAAAAATTAACTGCGTTTGGGGGCCAATGGCAGTTTTATAGCGCCGTTACACCAGAAGATAGCTTGATGGGTCAAATTATATTGTTACTGCCAGGCTGGAGTATCGGTTCGATAGACGGAGAATTATCTACAAAACAACGAAGTTTTGATGTTTCTGATACAACAATTTATTCCTTTCTGATGAATGACGTAGAACAAACTTTTGGTTGCGTGTTTACGTTTGATACAGTTAACAAAACAATATCTGCGGAACTAATAGACAATGTTGTAGATGATACATCTATCTTTCTTAGTTTCGACAACGTTCTAAAAGAAGGAAAATTTAAAGAAATATCGGATGAGATTTCTACCGCTCTGTATGTTTATGGCGGAAATGACTTAGACATTCGATCAGTAAATCCTCTCGGAACAAACGTCATTTATAATTTTGACTATTATGTAGAAAATGGGTGGATGGGAGATGATTTATCTGCCGCTGTAACAAATTGGCAAATTCTTTTGGATTCTTATCAATCTGCATATTCTGAACTTCTGACTCTTTTGAGAGAAAAAAACACAGAAATGGGAGTTTTGGAAACCGAACTGACAACCTTAGAGGGAAATTATGTTGCAGATGAAACAACTTTAAAAGGCTTAATCGAGCAGAATGCTTCCAGTGAAGACATAGCGGCGGCGAA